ATCGGGCGCGACTTTGGGGGATTGGGTGTATAACTATGAGCACAGCGTTTCAAAGACAATAAGCCGACGCTGCGGTTTGGTCACAATGGGGACGACAGAAGGCACTTTGCAACAGCTTGTCTCTCAAGATTGGGACGTGATAATACTCCAACAGTACTCAACTCATGTTATGACCTATGACACCATCAACCCTGATTTGACGAAGATTTTGTCTTTCATACGCAGAGACTGCCCTAACCAGAAGGTAGCTATAGCATGGCACAGCGTGTGGTCCTATAAGACGGGGTATCAAGATGCCGAGGACAACGAATACAGATGGGAAATGATATGCAAAACGTCAAAGGCAGTCCAACACTATGACGGCATAGACATTATCATACCAACGGGCACGGCCATACAAAACGCACGAAACACCTCGTTGTCGGGTTCTGAGGAGATGACGAGAGACGGCTTGCATTTGGCTTATGGCGCGGGTCGATATATCGCCGCCGCGACATGGTTCCAAAGTATAATCGCTCCGATGTTCAATGTTTCTGTTCTTGGAAACAGCACTGTGCATGAGACGCCATATAGCTACGAGACGGGCGGCGATTTTATCGCAGTGAACAACAGCAACAAGGATTTGTGTCAGCAGTGCGCTTTTGCCGCCACTATTGACATGTGGAACATTACAGAAATAACCTAACATTGATTATGGCGGCATAAATGATAAATAAATATGGTAGTAACTTTTACGCATCAATAAAGGTATGGCAAGCACAGTCGTAGAGTTAATGAGGAGAAGGGCGATGATGCAAGGCGAGAATATTGTCAACTTGGTGGAAAACTATAACTCATCTCCTAATGCTTGGCGATTCCTCATAATTAATTTGCTCACTCCCCCATCTGTTGGTGACAGAATGAAGATGAGTTTAAAGATAACGGAAAATGAGGGGAGAACCTCCATCAGAGGTTTTTCAAACAGTTTAGGTTCTTTTCTTTTTAAAAAAGAAATATCGGGAGACTCTTTTGAGGTGGAATTTGCGTGGAAAGGTTCTGGTTTAGATATTCAATTGTACGGAGATGTCAATGGTACTTCATCGTCAACAGCAACAATAAAAATAGATGATTTAAAAGTTTATAAAATATAACACATGTACACAAACGGACAACAGACAATAACTGGCAAGCGCATCACGGTTAATGGATGCGTGGTGCTGAACCCAAGCGAGGAGCTGCTTGAGGAGAATGGGTGGCACAAGGTAGTGCCAAGCGAGCCGACACAAGCGCAGCTCAACGAGCAACGCATTTGGGAGCTGAAAGACCAACTCGCACAAGGGGACTACAAGATTATCAAGTGCGCAGAGGCGCAGCTCACTGGCGAGCCGCTGCCCTATGACATTGAGGCACTGGTGGCGGAGAGAAATGCCATGAGAGCCGAGATTAACGAGATGGAGGGGCAGTAAAAAAAGAGGCGTCCTCTGTCGCCTCTGCCCACAATGGGGGAGTTAAAAAATCGTCACCTGCACATCAAATCTATCTACCACAACAGACATGAATTCCCAGCTCCATGGAGTGAGGGGACGTGAAGTCCTCGGCTTGGAGAACAACTATATAGATGTGCCAAGTGGGTGGATTATAAAAACTGCAAGTAGTTAACAAGAGAATGAATTTTAAAATATAATAATATGAGTAATTACATTCGCATAGGAGAAATTCCCCCAAATGAAGAGTCTGGTATCTATAGAGGGGACAGACAAGTGGGTAAGGAAATAGGAGTTTCCGTGTATAATGGAGTTCTCGTTGATAATAAATGGTGCATAGTACTTCCTTCTCCTTTAAGGGAGGGGGAAGTTCACACCTTATATGCTTTAGAGTGGGCTTTAAGTCAAGGAGATAGAGCATACTTAGTAACTGGCAATGTGGTGGGCAAAGGCACTGATGGAGAACCGTTATTAAAGAATGTAGAGATACTTGATGATATTACAGACCATTTATGGGGAGAAAGGAGGTAGTAATGATAAAAACATTAAGAGAGATATTGGAGGTCTTGAAGGATAATAATAGGATGCTTAAAGAGATAATAGGCTACATTAATTATATTAACTCTCATGCAGAGACAGAGAATAATAATGACTTTGTGAGAAATGTTGTAGCTAACTTAATAAGTAGTCATATCCCAGGAATTTCCAAGGGTAAATAAATGAATTTGTAATATTGGTAGCAATAAATTATTTTGTATGTTGTATGCTATCAATATATTTAGTACCTTTGCAATGTTTTAACAACATACTAATTTTAGGAGAGATATGGAAGGACTAGATTTAGACAATATTCTTGATGAGGATGCAATGAGCCTCTTCAATGATGATGGTACACAGGAGGACACCACTCCTGAAGATACACCTGATAACACAGGTGATGGTGAACAAAGAGATAAAAAGAATACTACTGAGGATTCTCCAGAAGGAATGTTTGGAGAACCAGAGAGCGTAGGTAGTGAGGACAAGAATAACGAGGAACAGGAAGATACCCTAACTGATGATGGTGACGGTACTTCTCCTAAAACTGACTTCTTCTCTTCCATTGCCGAAGCCTTTGCAGAGGAGGGTATTCTTCCAAACCTTGATGATGACACTATCAAGAAGATTAAGACACCTGAAGACTTCAGAAAAGCTATTGATGACTATATTAAGTCAGAGCTTGATGAGCAACAGCAAAGAGTCAAGGAAGCTCTTGATAATAATATTGAAGTTGATACAATTAGGCAATATGAAGGAGTGCTTAATTATCTTGATAGCATAAAGGCGGAAGACCTTAAAGCTGAGGGTAAGCAAGGTGAAGAACTCAGACAAAGACTTATCTTCCAAGACTACATTAATAGAGGCTTTGACAAATCAAGAGCTGAGAGGGAAGTTAAGAGAGCTATGAAGAATGGTACTGATATTGAAGATGCCATTGAAGCTCTTAATAGCTGTAGGGATTTCTATCAAGACAGTTATAATGACCTTCTTGAAGAAGCTAAGAAGGCAAGGCTAGAGGAGGAAGATGAGAGAAAGAAGAGAGCTGAGAACTTAAAGAAGACCATCTTTGATGAGAAGAGTAAGTTCTTTGGGGACATAGAGCTTGACCAAGCTACTAGGCAGAAGGTGTTTGATAACTTATCAAAACCTATTTATAAAGACCCTAAATCAGGTGAAGCTTTCACAGCCATCCAAAGGTTTGAGATGGAGCATAGTGACGAGTTCCTTGTTAAGCTCAGCTTGTTATTCACTCTTACTGACAACTTCAAGTCACTTGACAAGTTAGTTGCCAGTAAGGTTAAAAAAGGAATTAAAAGAGGGTTGAAAGACCTTGAAGGTAGGATTAACAGTACCTCCAGAGATGCCAATGGCAACCTAAGATACACATCTGGAGTTGATGATACTGAGTCTTACTTAGGAAAGGGTATTAAACTCGCTATATGAAATCAATAACTGTTAATAATTTAATTTATGGCTGTAAATTTACTAGGTAAGTTTCAGACAAGGGAATTTTCCTATTGGAAGGGTTGACTAAAAAGGTTAAGCCCTTGTAAAATCGGGTAAAAACGGTGAAGGCCCCCATTAAAATGGGTTAATACCGTGCTAAGGTATGCAATAATATGTATACACAGTGTAACGCATAGAAGATGAACCTATGAATGGCTTTATCTACATTATCAGAAACACTATCAATAATAAGGTGTACATAGGACAGACAAGAACAAGTGTGGAACAAAGATGGAAAGAGCACTTAAGACATGCTGAATATGGAGACCAAGTTATTAATAGAGCTATGAAGAAACATGGAGTTAGAAACTTCTATATAGAGACTCTTGAGATATGTACTATAGAGGAGCTTGACCAAAGAGAGATGTACTATATAGATTTATACGATTCTACAGATAAGACCAAAGGTTATAATGTGAGCATTGGTGGTAACACTCCAAGATTTAAGAGAACTGTACTGAGTATATCAGAACTTAAGTATCTCTACTTAGAAGAGCAATTTACTCTAAGTAAGATAGCTGAGAAGTTTAACGTAAGTAGGTATATTATTAGCACAGAACTTAAAAATGCTGGAGTAATCATGAGAGAAAGAGGAGATTCAAACAATAAGGTCAAAAAGGTCAGTGTTGAGTTAATTAAGGAAGCCCTTAGTAACACAACATCCTTAAGACAAGCAGCAAAGTATGCTAATGTCAAATACTCTACTTTTAGAAGTGCTTGCATATTTAACAACATAGAATATAATTCTTCCACGAGTGCCCGACATTCTAATAAAGAATGAAAATGTATGCTGGACTTACACAATGGTAAAGTGTAAGAGCTAAGGGATAAAAAGCCCTTAGGATAACAAACGTTGACTAAGGATAATCACCTTGGTGCCATTTTTGGCAGGGCTCCACAGAAGGCCTCTAACCTTATGGTGCAACTGCTAGCCTACCAAAGAGGTAAGACCCTTGACACACTTCTGAACCAATTCCCAACTAGGGAATTTGAGAGCGATGAGGAATACACATGGGATGTTGTTGGTAGCTCAAGGAGAAACATTCCTCTAGTAGAGGCTAGAGATGAGAATGGTTCTACTGTTACCAGTGCCAGTGGTATGGTAGGTGCAGGTACTGCTCCTTTCTATCTGGTATTTGGTGAGGATTGGTTTGCTGATGGTGAGTACATCGTTGGTAACCTTAATGAGATTTACCAATTCAGGGTACTTGGTAATCCTAGAATGGAAGGTACTAATGCCGTAGACTTTATATGCGGCTTAATATGGTAACATATTAATAAAATTGGGCAAAATCGGTAGAAACTTCCAATAATATAAGTTAATACCGAGCTAACTTAAAGGTAACATCTTTAAGTAGTGTAGAGAGTAGAAATTGAAACTATGCAAAAAAAGGGTAAGATTTACATTATAAAAAATCTTATTAATAATAAGGTTTATATAGGACAAACTATTCAAAAGCTCAGTAAAAGATTTAATGGACATTGTTGCTATAGTAAAACTGATAAATCTATAAATATGTATATAAAAAGAGCTATACATAAATATGGAAGAGAAAATTTCAGCATTGAACTATTAGAAGAATGCAATATAGAAGATTTAAATCAAAGAGAGCAATATTGGATTAAAAAATATGATTCTTACAATAATGGATATAATCTTACTTTAGGAGGACAGGATTCTAACTACTTTAGTTTACACAGATTAGAAAACACTATAGATATAAAAAAATTCAAAGATTATATTATAGAATTTAAGCCATTAGCAAGTGAGGTGGCAAAACACTTTGGAATAAGTAAATGTAGTGTTTATAATCTTATAAAAAAACTTGATGATAGCAGATTAATTTTAAGTAGTTATAATCCTAGAAAACCAAAAAATCTTGATTCTAATAAAGTTTTGGAATTATACAATGAAGGATGGAGCATATTAGATATGGCAAAATACTTTAAAGTAAGAAAAGATAGAATTTCCAAATGCTTAAAAGAACAAGATATTACTCCAAGAAGAGGTAAAAAGGGATATAAGCATAGAATATAACATTTCCAAGAGTGTCCACATCCTATCTAGGATGAAAATGTACTCCGAACTACAAAAATGGTAAATTTGTAGAATCATAGGATAAAGAGCCTATGAGGTAACAAAATGGTATAAGGTAGAGCTTGCT